ATTAGTTCGTCTAGATTTATCATTCAAACCACCTTTAAATAATTTCTTTTTTATTTCTTTTAGCTGGTCATCGGATAGAACTAGCAGAGCTTCTTTAGCCTTATCATTAGAATAGTTGAAATATTCTTTTACAGCATCTAGATTCTCAATAGCTTCTCTCTTATGCCACTTTTGATACGGGCGTTTATATCCGCGTATGGTATTTAGAAGATATTGATATTGTAGAAGACCGTCCGTATTGGGTAGCTTGTTCATCTCATTAGCATACAAGACGCAATCCCTGTGAAAGGAGAGCGCCTTGTTGACCACGAAAGGTACATAGTCTTTTTCGTTTTCTTGATTGATTACAGACTTCTTGGTCTGTAAGATAGATGGGATAGTATCTTTGAATAGATCAGTCATCTCTCTCTTTTTTCCTTTTTTTTCTAACAGACTTTGTTGCACCCCAAAGACCGAAATCTCTCTCTTTGACTAAGGAGTGTATATCTTCGTGACAAGGCCTACATACAGGGACCAAATCTATATTAATCTTTTCTTTTCCTAATCTTTTATATGTTCTATGATGAAGATCAAGAGATACATCGGTTATTCCACAGCAGTAACAGTTCCACTTGCCTGTACCTTCAAAACATTTGAACATATTGGACGAGTAGAACTGTCTTCTTTTTCTCTGCCAAGCTTCCGATCTTATATACTCATAATACTTTATCTTATCAGACATTATTAATAAACTCAATTAATCATTCTAAAAAGTTCACTAGACTGTATATGTTTAGACATATTCACAATCTACCATGATTTCGGTTAGACAAGCAACAAGATTAATCTCTTGGTCAGCCACGAAGGCACTCTGATACTGGTATTTGGAGATGATCACAACAGCCTGTGGGATACTATCGGGCTTGAAATACTCATACAATGAATCATATATCTTGCGATAGATACGAGCCGGTTCAATGTCAGAGTTAGCCACGACCCACTTACGCATCTCACCAAAGTTACCCTCCTTTAGGTAACCAACAAGCTCAGATATCTTTCTTACATCGGATACCTGAGATAGAGTACCAGCATCAATAGAGCCAGAAGCGGAATAACGCTGAAGCTCGTTGAGAGTCCTGCGATAATCAGGGAAGTGTTTCTCGATAATCTTGATAAGAACTTGTTTATCATATTCAATACCTTCATTGTTTAGAACAATAGACAATCTAGTAAACAACTGTGATGCCATTCTGGGCTTCTCTTCGGCTTTGAGAGAGAAGTCAATAACAGAACACCTAGAATGTAGAGCATTAATCAAGCGAGACTTGAAGTTACAAGTGAAGATGAAGGAGCAATTGTTGCTAAACTCTTCAATCGCACCGCGCAAACCAGCCTGTGCTTCAGGAGTTAGATAATCAGCCTCGTCTAGAATAATGACTTTGCGTCCACCAGTGAGTGAAATGGTAGACGCATATCCCTTGATTTTAGTGCGAAGCATATCAATGCCGCGCTCTTCCGATGAGTTGATGAATAGATGGTTCACACCAAGTTGTTCACACATAGCCTTAGCCACTGTCGTCTTACCAACGCCAGCAGAACCAGTCAACATGAGATTCGGTATATTCTCACTGTCTACGTATTCTTGAAATACTTTCTTGATACGATCAGGAAGAATACACTCAGCTACAGTCTTAGGTCTATACTTTTCAACCCACAAAAATTCACTCATTATCAATTATCTCCATGACCTTGTGAAAAATCGCTTTGGTAGCATCATGACCGAGATGTTGTGTGTATATATTCTTAGATGTCATTATCATGATAGAAGCCAAAGCAATCAAATCTTGTACATCATCGCACATCATGATCTGACTGTCAATAGGCTTCATCAACTCTTTCATTCGAGCAATGCGCTCTTCGGGTTTGTAGGCCATTTCTTTTTGCTCACCTTTATATTGTAACGAGACTTCATGATATATGCTATGTCCTCATCAATATTATCGTATACATGATAGTAATAAGGATCTATCTTCGAGAGTATATCTGTTTTATGAATAACTCTGACAAACAGATTGTCAGTTGACTTTACACCATCTAATCTGGCTCGTTTTGCACCAGGATGTTTCTCATCATGTCGAGACTTGCCTTCAAGTTCTTTGATAAACCTGTAGATTCTGTTTCTGATACTGCGATCTGTTTCACCTACATAAAGACACTCTGGTTTATCATTCTTGACCCTGAAGATCATATATATGCCTGGAACATCGCCGAGATAAACGTATTCTTCTTCATTATAGATTCTGAAAGAAATTTGATGTTCAATATCAAACTCTCTTTTGATATCATATACCGGTCGTGTATGCGAAAGACCTATAAGAACTTTCGCAAACTCTTCTCTTTCTAGCATTTCTACGCCAAAAAGAATTACGTACATTTTAGGGAACCGTGTTCTTGATGATCAAATCGTAAGATTCTTCAAATGCCTTGTTCTCTTCAATCTCTTCACCGAAGTTAGCCTTGTAATAAACCTTAGCCATTCTACGAACCAACTTCTTATCTACGCCAAGTTCATCGTACAGAGTGCCGATAATTTCTTTCTGTAGATCACGTTCAGCAGCCGTGCGCGTCATGGAGTCATTCAACTCCATGATCGCCTTCTTCAGCTTCTTTCGTTCATTTTCATTAAGAGACGAAATGTTTACCGTAGGATTGTTATGCCCAATACCAGCCATCACTTCTTCTCCATCGCAATGAAATACTTCATGGTATTCGTGTTATTAGTCCAGCAAGAAAAACCACCAACCTTGATTTGAATAGTATAGTTATCCGGGATCAAACGAAGATTTTCGGTCTTAAAAGATACAACAAACTCATTGCCGTCATAATCACCAATTCGCATGTTGGCGAAATTAGACGTATCATTTTTCAATTCGTGAGAACGCAAAAACAAACCGTCTTTCTTACCAAGAATTGAGATGTTAGGTAAATCATTCATCGCACTAATTCGCAGGATCTTCTGTAGAGAGGCCTGAGAGAGTGAAAAGACTGCATCAGGATCCTTCATGACAAGTTCTTTACCGTCAGGCGGAGAGATGATGAGATTCTCAGAACATGCAAAGTAATTGAGTTCGATTTCACCGTCATCCATCTTGACAATCTCCGAGGTAAAATTCAAACTAGGATTATTGAGGGTCGTAACATTACCTAGAAACTGGTTAAGATCATAAATTCCAAACGTTTCAGGAAAAGCATCATCAAGAGTGGCTTCAACCAAGATAGTCTGTTCGGGATTGATAGTCTTCTGTACATTGCCCTTGCGAATAATAACACCAGAATTGATGGTTGCAAAGTTCTTAAATACCGAAAGAGTGCGTTCATTCAAGTTCATCATATATCTCCTTTTCTCACTTAACTTCGTTCATTATAACAGGTCCCGTGAAAACACGCAACATGTGTTTTACATCGGCTTCCAACATACTCATGGTTCCGTTGTTGCTAATCAAGTAGTCAAACTGCTGACCAATCCATGCCCATTCGGAAATATGAATGCCTAACTTGATCATTTCATCATGAGATTCAGGTGCATGAAAGAAAGTTTCACTGTTCGCTGCATGAGCCAGATCATACCATTCAGGTTCATTACCACGAGCAATACGAACGATCATTCCACCCCAACTACGAATGGCTTCAATTTCATTGGGAAATCGAACATCAGGAATTACGAAGTGATCTTCGAGCATCCATTCTTGGGCATACTTTATCTTTTTTTCAACACATGAAATCCATATGTTGTCATGAAATACATTTCTTCCCGCTTCTGTCCCGACCAATTGCAATGCAAGTCGGGGTGTGAAGTCACGACCTAACTTATTACTCCAGAAACTATCTTCAATCTCGCGAAACTTACGCGATTCGTCCGTATCACCCTCAAGAAGATGCCTCGGCCATCCGAAGATGACCGAGGTTGCATCCTTGACAGTATCGGCAAATGACAACTTGTAGAAATCGTGTTCATCTACAAGAATATCACTAACTGCGCCCTTACCGGAGCCAGCAAAACCGACAATGCCAATGATCATCAAAGATTTCCTGTAAAGGCTGCGATCTTGTTCATGTCACCAGTAAACGCATACGTACCGACGTGCTGAGTTCTCATCCACGGGCAAAGCCAAACTTGACCGACGATGGCTCGCCAGTATTGACAGAACATATAGTCTTCTGAAAGATAGCGATGGGAGTCCGGATCAATGACAGTATCAAAGTATGCATGAATGTACCTTGAGCCGTCAAAGTTCTGCTGACCCACGTGATCGGGCTTATAGTTCAAGTGTGGATATTCTTGCTTAAACTTATCAAAGACGGTTCGCTTGACCATCATGAAGCCCGTACCGATCTCCATAACTTCAAGAGGTTCTGATACCTTAAAGTTCTTAGTACCAGGAACAGGATTAAAAACATAATCACCTGTCACATTTTCAAGTTCAGCTGGATTGAACTTGTCGTCATCAGCAAACTTCTTGGCTGTGTTGTAAACGTTTCGCCAATTGATTGACTTCTTAGGATAAGGACCACCAATAACGTCCTTATCAAGGGCGATTAGTGCCAAGACATCCTGAGGATTGAAAAGGATATCAGAGTCAATGAATAGTAGATGAGTATAACCGGAGCGAACAAATTCGTCAACGAGATAGTTACGCGCGCGGGTGATCAAGGATTCGTTAAACAAAAATGAGAAACGAATTTCTAATCCATACTGTTGACACATACCTTGAAGGTCAAGACAGGCCTTCATGTAGAGCCCGTGACAGTTGCCCCCGTACATCGGCGTAGCCACAAACAACTTATGCTTACGAAGTTCTTCTACTTTAATACTTAATTCCATAATCTTAACCTCACGTTAGAAAAAAGGCGCCAATATATAGGCGCCTTTTAGTAAATTCAAAGTAAAGTGTCGTCTAACAACTTACGATACCATAAGGTAATATGCCTTACGTACACCGTTTCGCATACCATAGTTAGTATGAATCTTATACCCTTCAGAACGAAGATCAAAGATTCGCTTAGAAACGTTGCCGCGTGGCACTCCCGCCGACTTGGCGATCATAGATGCCGTTAGACCGAACGCTTCATTGCTACGATAAAGGGTGTTTGCAATCTTGTCAAGCTGAGACATACTTTTCTCCATCATAAGTTTAGGCACCATGCGATAAAACCTCATAACGATGTGGTGCAATCACCGTTATGAGGTATTCGATGTTAGAACGCAATCTCTTCAGACTTGATTGCGTCAGTCTCGGGCGCCGCGGGCGCGGGTGTAATGGTCTCATCAAGCTTCTTATACAGATCAAGGAAGCTATTCTTAGTATCAACGTCAAAGCGGTTCAAGCAAAGCTCGATTGCCTTTTGACGGTTCTGGTTGAAGATTGCGAAAGCCTCGCAAATGTGAACCAGACGGCGGGTAGAGATGATTTCAGAAACCGCACCTTCATAGAAGGACTTGCGGATCACATCCGCCCACTGTACAAGCTTATCGGTAAACTGGTTATCGTTGATACCAGAGTTCGACAAAACATTGTTGAG